TGTTTATTGATTCAGCAAATCTATATGCAGATGAACAGAGCATTATAGACAGCATCTATGACAGACTTAAAGGATTGACTTTCAACCAGGTGAAGAATGTCACGATGATATCAATTGATAATCTTCTTCCTGGTGCTCTAGTCAATTATAACAGCAATGAATTCACTTTCTTTGTATCGGATCTAACTGTCAATTACAAGGGTGGACAGTTCTCAATGTCTACAGTTGATGGCAGTGTTACAACAAAGAACGAAGAAAAGACAGTGAAACGCGTATCTAATACAACACGAATCAGAAAACTGCAGGTCCAGCAGGACCAGGAATCATTGAAACTAGATATAATCGCAAAGGAACAGGAAGGTATCAATGACAAGATGGCGCAATTAAGCCTGTCCAATGAGAAGATATCACTAAGGGTTTCAGAAGTTGAAGAAAAGGCAGGAGAGGCAATCAAACAGGCACAGGGTTCAGTTAAGAAGTTTGTTTGCGAGTATGCTTCTTCGAGCGATGGAACGATTCCACCAGAGACAGGCTGGTCAGAGACTGCACCGACATGGCGTCCTGGATTCTATATATGGCAGAGAACAGCCACGACGATCAACAATACTGTCACATACAGTACTCCTGTATGTATTACGGGTGCAAAAGGTGAGGATTCTATATTGTTGTGTATAGAGTCATCAAACGGCACGACATTCAAGAACAGCGATGTGGCAACTATATTCACAGTAAATATCTATGTTGGCGGGGTTGTGATTGATAACTCTTCAAAACTGAGAGAAACATTTGGAGATAATGCATATCTGCAGTGGCTCATTAAAAGGCATGGAGAGACAGAATTCAGCAAGATCCCGTTAGATGATTCAAGACTGAATGATAATGGGTTCATGTTTACTATTTCAGCAAAGGACATTAAATTCAAGGCAGTATTCAACTGCGAATTAAACATTTAGGAGGAAACAAAATATGGCAATTAAAGCGGTCAATCAAATTGATGTAATTGACTTAACTGATGGCTATTCCGTTGTATTAACAAGCGATAGCCATACATTTTTAGGTACTACTACTTCTGTAAACGGTACACAGACAACCACTACACAGGTAATGGCATTATGTGGTAGTGAACAGGTTCCATGTACTGTAGGAACTATTACATGTCCTACAGGAATCTCAGCGGTATCTGACGGCAAGACACCAATGCCAACAATCACGGTTACTGCAACATCTGCATTAACTAAGAGTGGTACTATTACTATCCCTATCGTCGTTGATGGTGATATTACTATCAACAAGACATTCAGTTACTCAATCGCATTCAAGGGGCAGACAGGACAGAATGGTACAAGTGTTACCGTTAGTTCGACTTCTGTAACTTACCAAGTCGGCTCAAGTGGAACAACTAAGCCAACAGGAGAATGGAGTGCCACAGTACCTAATGTACCTAATGGACAGTTCCTTTGGACTAAGACAGTAGTCAAGTATTCTGATGGTAAGTCTACTGAAGCGTATTCAGTCTCTTACAAGGGTACAAACGGTTCTAACGGTTCAAACGGTACAAGCGTTACTGTAAGTTCAACATCGGTTACATACCAGGCAGGCACAAGCGGCACTACTCCTCCAACAGGAACATGGAGTACTACAGTGCCTAGTGTGGCAAATGGTCAGTACTTATGGACAAAGACTGTTGTAAACTATTCGGATGGTAAGCATACTGAATCATATTCAGTTTCCTACAAAGGTACAAACGGCACAAACGGAAAGGATGGCTTAGATGCTATCACAATGGCGATCACCTCAAGTGGTGGAACAATCTTTAAAAATACGGCTATTGCTACAACTTTAACTGCTCATGTCTATAAGGGTGGAGTAGAAGTGACTGGCTCTGCTCTATCTGCATTAGGAACCATCAAGTGGTACAAGGATGGTGGAACTACTGCAGTAGCAACAGGGGCAACATACACAATCGGTGCCGGCGATATTACAAACAAGGCAACATTCAGCGCACAGTTAGAAGGATAATCATATGATTAAGGCATCGGCTAGCATGACCCTCGTGAGAGTTAATGATGGCGAGGACGGGCAGGGGATTCGCTCAATCACTCCGGAGTATTATCTATCAGATTCTGCAACGAAAATGCCAGACGCAAGCAGTAGCGGGTGGAAAAGCGTTCCCGATGACTACATTGACAAGCATTATTACTGGGTTAGGTCGAAAATATTATGGGATGATGGAACATATACAACGACCACCCCAGTGCTTGCAAATGACCTAAAGTCAATCATTGATGATTACGACAACAGAATAAACAACATGAACAGTCAGCTGCAGCAGGCGACTAAGAATGCTTCTTCGTCTATAGAACAGACAAAGACATCCATCTTACAGACAGTATCAGAGAATTATTACAGTGCCTCTGACGGTGCAAACCTTGCTTCTACTGTATCTACTATTCAGCAGACAACGGAAAGCATTCAGATGGGATTCGTAAAGAAAGAAGACTTTAGTTCTCTTTCTGATACCGTATCAAACAATCAGACTCAACTGAACACTTATATCAGATTCAATGCAGAAGGCATAGAGATAGGTAAACAGGAATCTGAATTCAAAACCAAACAGACAAACAGCAAGTACTCTATTCTTCAGAACAATGACGAAGTAGCGTACTTTGCTAACAACAGAATGTATAACTCAAACATCGAAGTTTCTAGTTCACTAAGAATCGGAAACTTTGGATTCATTGTTAACCACGATGGATCTTTAACCTTTAAGAAAGTAGGTGGTGACTGATGGCAACATATGCAACATGCAGTGCATCGTTTGGTGGTGGCAATGGTAATGTCACAATGACAATGACACGAACAGGTGTTAATGTTGACGGAAACTATGATTTATGGACTGCTACACTAACTAAATACTATAAGTGGAATATTAACTCAAGCGCTACTAAATACGGCTCTATGTGGGCTAATGGCGTACTGTTATGGTCTGGTGGAGTGACTATCGGAGGTAGTGGAACAAAAACACTTGCTACCGTTACGAATATCAAGATTCCTCATGACAGCAACGGTAGCAAGCATTTTGATTTCTCGTTCTCACAGGAACTCAAAGTTACACTATCCGGTAATTATGTAGGCAGTGTATCTGCTTCGGGTGGTATCGACTGCGATGTCATTCCTAGAGCGACTAAGCCATACTGTTCTCCAACATCTGTATATTTTGGCAACAGTGTGACAATTAAGACCCCTAGAGCATCATCCGATTTCGGGCATGTAATCACGTACAGCTTTTATGATAAGACTGAACAGATTGCTGATAATCAGTGGAATGATGAATTTAAGTGGACAGTTCCAACTTCACTGATCAGTAAGATGCCCAATGCTTCACAGTTCTATATTTGTTTCAGAGTAGATACATACAGTCGTTCCGGTAAATTCATCGGTAGTAATTACTGTACCTTGGATGTTGTACTTCCCTCAGGTTATGGTCCAACTGTTACAGGCATCACATACACAAATGAAGATGCTGCAATTGCAAAAAGATTCGGAGCATCAACAATTATACAGGGTGTTTCGAAAGTCAAATGCAATGTATCTACTTCAACGAAGAACGGTGCTACAATCACGTACTACCAAAACGAGATTGACGGACAGAGCATACCTGGCCCTAACAGTTTCTTTACGACACAGCCACTCAAGTCTTCTGGTACAGTTGTTCTTAAATCAACGGTTACAGATTCGAGAGGTCAGAAGGCTACACTGTCTAAAAACATTAGTGTTACAGAGTGGTGGTTACCAGCAGTCAAGAATGTGACTGCACAGCGTTGGAATGTTTCGACTAACAAAGCAGATGATGAAGGTACGGCGGTTAAGATTACTTATTCATTTTCAATTGCACCTGTTGCAAATAAAAATGATAAGTCTGTCATGATCCAGTACAAAAACGGTGAAACGTGGACTACTCTTGCAACTTATACAGATTCATACAGTGGCGAGAACAAGGTATATATATCATCTGCTGGCAAGTTCAATACGGATAATGCCTACTCGTTCAGAGTGCTTGTGAAGGATTACTTTACGACAGATGGTGTCGCATCTTATGCTGCTATCGCTCCTTCGTTTAAACTGCTTGATTTTTCGGCTGATGGCAAAGGAATTGGAGTTGGGTGCAAGGCAGAGACTGGAAAGTTAAAGGTAGATATGCCTCTTGAAGCGCAGTCATTTAATGGGTATGTATTTGATTTTGATACAGAGAATCAAGTAGATACGTGGGTGCCCGTGCTCACGGATAAGAAGATACA